ATCTGAAAATAATCATCCTAAAATACTTACAAGAATGTTTAAAATGGATTTAGGTGAAGGTATCAAGAGTAAAATTTTAATCCCTGATCCAGTAACAGGAGAAATGAAAACCAAAGATAAGGTTATTACTAATTCAATTAGAAATATTGGAATAGTTATAAAAAGTAATTCTAAAAATTATAAAGAAGGTGATTTAGTATATTTACCGGCTTCAAAAGTATTTGGGGAAGAATATAATCCAGATTTTATAACTGCTTATAGTTTATCTAACTCTAACTTAGAGCCAATATTACCAGAAGGTTTTAGGAAGAAACTTCTATGATAGAAATTAATTATAAAGATAAGAAAATTGTTTTACCTTGGAATAAAATCGAAACAGAATTTGATCAATTAACTTATCTTTTTGATGAGTATGATATTTTAAGTAGTTATAAATTATAGATATGGATGTATTATTTTTTAGTTTACTATTTCTATTTTTAGTAGGTATACTAGCCTTAGATAAAGTTATAGGGATAAAAAGTTTACTAAAACACATTGGGATAAAAGGTTTTAGTAATATAAATAAAAATAAAGTACAAGAAATTAGAAAGTGGTCTGAAATAAAAGCAGATGGAGCTGATTTCAACTATGAAGAACTTGATGAATATTTAACAACATTTGCAGATAGGGTTATTAAATGCCAAGAATGTTGGAAGGCAGGAAAATGCGTAAGCTGTGGTTGTAATATAAAAGGTTTGATGTACAACCCATTAGCCTCTTGCGATCAAGAAAAATGGGTAAGTTCTAATAGTATAATATTGAAGAAAAATAATTAATTTAATTTATAAAATGGGCAGAAATGGATAAAAATATAACTGGAAAGAATATAACTAGATGGGAAAAATATGACATTGATTTAGGTGAAGTTGAATTAAACAAACCAGTAACAAATACAATTAAATGTACACAAAATCCTGATTTAATTGATTATGTTTATGCTAAATGTTCATGTTCAGATCCATCAATACTTATTGATGAAGAAGGTAATAAAGAGTTAAAAGTTATATATACAGCTTATGATAAAGGGGATATAAGTAGATATATATATGTTAAATTAGATCCGGAAATACCGGAATACACAAAAGATGAGAATAATAAACGAATTACAAATCCTCTGTTAAGGATAGTAAGATTTCACATCACAGGTAAATGTATTTAATTGCATTCTACATTTAAATACAATTAACCTCTCATAATGTCCTACCTCGGCTCTGGGGGTATCCTCTGCCTCCAGGCCATTTTTCAAAAAAAAAAAAATTAAACATGAAATATTTAGATAAAAAAGAAAATTATTTAAAAGTTAATTTACAGTGTAAAAATTGTTCAACATGTCCTGATGTTACTATTGATGTTGAGAATGATAAAGTTTTATTAGAAGATGATCATGGGAATACTAATAAATGGACAGTTGAAAATTTTAGAGAATTAGCTTCTCAGATTAAGAGTGGAGCATTTGATAGTTATTTGTAGATATGAAAATAAAGATTAACAAAACAAATTTACAAGAGCCACATAGGCACAGAACTGATAGTTTATATTTTCATTGCGATATAAAAAAAGGAGATAAGATTACTATAAATAGAGAACATTGTAAAGAAGAAAAAAATATAAAAGTTGCACGTAGCTATATTAAAAGATATTGAAGGTAGTTTTTGGGAGCAAAATCCAGCACTTAAAATAGTTAGGCCATTTTCTGATTTTTATAAAGAGAAAAACTCGGATTTAATAATGAAGGCTATTTATTTAATCTATGATGCTAAATCTCCTTTATTTGCTACAGAAATATCTGAAACTGATTTAGTTAAAGATGTAAATGAAAACTTTATAAAAGATAAAGACTTTGTATGGGATGATTATGTTCACATAGTTGAATCATATAAAGAATATTGTACTTCAAGTTTGCATAAGTCTTTAATTAAAATGAAGGATGAAATTTTTGACATTGAAAGTGCCATAAAAAATTTATCTTTCGAGGATGAGGTTGAATATGAAATGAGGATTAAATTAAATAAATTAAGAAGAGATTTACTTAATGATGCAATTGATTTAGAATTGAAATTCAAAGAAGAAGTTGGAGAACAAGAATTATTTGGAGATTATGATCCAAGTGAAATAGAAATATGGGGATTAAATGGTGGAATTACTTAACAGAAGAATAGAACATACTGAAACTGATGATTTTGCTATTGACTTATTTCCATATAAGGTAAAAAACAGAAAATTATTTTATCATAGAGACCACCCTAAGAATTTAAGTCCACATAGTTTTAAGTATAAGAAATATTGGTATAATGATTTCTTAAATCCTTGTTTAGAGGGGAAGTGGGTTTTTGATAAGGATGAAGATAATAAATTAGATGAAGGAACTTGGGTATATATACCACCTAAGTTGTTTTTTTATGTAAATTATCCTTTTATTGTTGATAAGAGAAGGAATCCTGTAAATGCTTATTTAAGAGACAATGAATGGATAATTTTCACTTACCTTCTGTGCGCAGAGGGTTTTTCTGGTTTTGAGGATGACGATAAGTATACTTGTAATAGGTACTTAAAAAAATTAATTGATGGTAAGAAGTTAACCGATTTCGACAAGAAAAAAATAGATAATAACCCTTTTCTTAAAAAACCAAATGGAGAATGGAAAGAGTATGTTGATCCTTGGATTTATTTAACAGAGGTTTATTTAATAACAGACAAACGTAATAAACCTTTAGGTAGACCTATAGTTGATTTAATGCCGGATGAAGATACAGGAGAACTTAGACCTGTTGGTTATAGTAATGGTTATTACAATGTTATTATATTAGCAGCTAGAACTTTAGGTAAAAGTTTTAGTGTATTTATTGGTGAATTTTTACACGAGTGGATATTTGGAGATGTAAGAAGATTTGAAGATAGGGCTGATATGAATAAACCTGCATTATATGGTATAGCATCATCTGATTCTGCAGCGTTAGGAAAAACATTAGAAGCCTTTGAAAGAGCATATAACTTACAACCTGGTATGTATGACTACCCCAAAAAGAGCCAAGCTAAATCAGAAAAGTCTAAAAAAAGATGGGGTGCATATTATAAGAAATTTACCGGTAGTTGGAAAACAACATCAAGATCAAGTATTATACATGAGTTAAAATCTAAAAGTCCACAACAAAAACCTTTGAAAGGTGGTCAAGCACAAGTTCAAATAATACAAAGGAGTGATGTTAAAGCTTTTACTGGTGATAGATACAAAAGACAATATATAGAAGAGGTTGGATTTCAATCAAATTTAAAATCAATATATGCATCAGCTAAAGATGCAATATTAGTCGATGGAGAATGGGTTGGTCAACTTATTATGTTAGGTACAGGTGGAGATATGGAAGCTATTAGGGAACCAAAAGAAATATTTGAAAACCCTGAACTTTATAATATTTTCCCAATACCTAATTATTGGGAGAAAGGTAATAAAAAATGTGGTTTATTTCTTTGTACTTTATATAAAGGGAAAAACAGAGATAATGATGGTAATACAGATTTAAAAACTGAGTTATTTGTTGAGATAGCAAAAAGGATAGAAGAAAAAAAGCAGAAATCTATATTAGATTTTTCTAATGACTTAATGTGGAATCCTTTATATCCAAAAGAATTACTTAGACCTACAACAAAATTAAATATACCTAAATCAGGTATACAAGACCACCTTAGAGATTTAACAGCTATGCAATTAGGTGGCGGAAGCTATTTTGAAAAATTTTCCTCTATAGGAACTTTAGAAGATAGTGTAAATGGAATTTATTTTAAATCTGATTTTTCAGGGAATCTTGAGCCCATATTAAAATATGGGGATGAAGAAAAAATAGAAAATAAAAATGGTGCTTGGATTATATATGAAGCTCCTATGTTAAATGCACCTGAGGGTTTGTACTATATTTTAATTGACCCTATCAGAAGATCAATTGGTGGTTCTTCATTACAAGCTATTTATGTTTACAAATCTGATTATGCATTTGATAATGAAGGAATGTTTGATACAATAGTTGCATCATTTGTAGGAAGGAGAGATAATATAGATGATGGTTTTTATGAAGCGATAAAAGCTGCATCTTATTATAATGGTAAAATATTTTCAGAAAATAATGCTGAAGGTTTTGCTGAATATGTTTTAAGAAAAAATTATGAACATTTTATGCTACCTACACCTTGGAATTCTATTGCATTATCTAGAGGTATTACACCACAAAAATTAAGAAAAAGTGGCTATCAATTTGGATATGACGCACATGAAAGAACTAATATATGGAATTTATATAAATTAGGAGAATGGTTAAATAAAGAAATTGAATGGGATAAGGATGGTATTTGTATTTTAAGAAATTACCATAGAATAAAAGATCCAAGATTTCTTTCTGAATTAGTAAGTTTTGAAATAGAAAACAAAACAAATTTTGATGCTGTTTCAGCTATGATGGGGTTACCACTTATTCTTGCTAACACTGAAGGAATAGAAATAGAAATACCTTTAGAGGACGATGATGATCCTTATGATAAATATTCACATCAACAATTAAATTATAAACCAAGGCCAATGGCTAAGATTAATCAATACTAATGGGAGTTATTAGCAGTAACATAAAATATAGGACTTCTAAAAAACAAAAAGAAGCAAATAATTTTAAACGACAAATAGATATCATGGACACTTATGATACCTATTATGGTACATACCGTGATCATAAAATGCTTACAAAGTATAAAATTAATTATGATTTAATGAATGGTCGTTTAGATACAACTTTATATAAAGTAGAAGATACTTTTAAAATAGATGGGGAGTTGGTAACTTTAGACATGGGAGAAGTTCCACACAATCCCATTATATCTCAAGTTTGTAAAACATTAGATGGTGAAAATCGAATGTATCCATTTAAACTAAGTGTTAAAGAAGTTTCTGAATATAGTGAAAGTTTAGCTGAAGAGGAGTACAGAAAAATGCTAAAGGATAGTTTTGACAAAAGGTTTATACAACCTATAAAACAAGCTTATATTCAAAACTTTATGCAGCAAAATCAAATTTCTAATATTGCACAACTTCAACCTGAAATAATAAATCAAATAGAACAAGAGGCTAATAACAATGCTAAAGTTATGACTCCAAAAGATATTACGGAGTATATGCAGAATGATTATTTATCTCCAATAGCAAAACAAGCTCAAGAACTTATTAATTGGTTTGAATTACATTTTGATTTAAAGAGGCAATATGACAAATCTTTTGTACATATGTTAGCTACTGGTGTTAGTTGTTTTTATATTAATATTGGTACACATGGGCCAGAATTTGAATATATAATTCCTGATGAAATAACATATGGAGGCTCTAGGAATAAAGAGTGGATTCAAGACATGGATTGGGTAAGACGAGAAACATGGATGACTATACAAGAAGTTACACAAAAATATGGTGAATATTTAAGAGAGTCTCATTGGAAGGAATTAGAGCGTATGTTAGAACCTGTTTTTGGAACTGCAAAATATCCATTAACAGATGATAGTCCAAGTCAGAGAAAATATCAATATGAAATATCTGTAAAAGGCGAAGAATTAAATAAAAAATTTGGAAGCCAAGATGACAGAAAAAAGGAAAATTTCCCAAATATTGCAGCAGCAAAAGCATACATAGAAGAACAATGGGGCAGTGATGTATCATTATATGATTTTGGTATACGTGTTTGTCATTTTGTTTGGAAAGACAAAAGAAAAATGTATAAAGTATTTAGAATTAATGAAGAAGGCGGAATAGATATACAGTATAGAACTGAAGATTATGTTGAAAACATAGAAAAAGATATTTTAATAAAAGAAATATGGGTAGATGTAGTTTGGGAAGGCACTAAGTTAGGAACTAATGATCCAATTTATTTAAATATTAGAGAGTTACCTTATCAATGGAAAAATATTGATTCACCTTATGATGTTGAGTTACCATATGTTGGTAAAGCTTTCAACACATATAATAACAGATCTTTAAATGTATCTATTGTTGATTTAGGAAAGCAATTTCAAAGAGATGTTGATATGGAACTTGCTCAGTTAAAAAAAGATTTAAGAACAAATACGGGGCAAGTTTTTGTGTTTTTAAAAAGCATGAAACCAGATAATATGACATGGAGTGATTTTTTAAATGTTGCTAAAGATCACAATTTGCTTCTAATAGAAACTCAAAAAAGAGGTTTTGGAAATGTAGACCCACAACTTATCAAAAGTGTTAACATGTCAAAAATGAGTGATATAGTTGGGCGTATACAGATGATTAATGATATGATTGAAAGATTGTATAAAGCAATGGGATTCAATTCTGTTAGGATTGGACAAGTTGGTCAATACGCAGGGCAAAGCAATATTTCATCTCAACAACAGTCATCATACAATCAAACAGAGCCTATGTTTGATTCACATAGAGAAGTTTTTGAAAAATCGGTAAATAGACTTATTAATATATCCAGACCTTATTTTAAGGAAAATATGGAAAAATTAAAAAATGTTTTATCCGCAACAAGTTATGAAGAGTTAAGAGTTGGTTATCCATTTTGGTATTCAGAATTTAATGTAAAGATTGAAAATTCTGGAAAAATGGCAAGACAGATAGAATTTTTAAGAAATCAATTACAAGCTTTTATTCAGAATGGAATGTCTCCAGGTGATATTGTAGATTTATCATTAGCAGAAACGAGAACTGAT